GGTGACTTCGTCAAGGGCATCGGAGCCGGGTCGGCGGTCGCCGCAGGGTTCAAGGCGATCGGCCTGGCCCTACGGTTCATGGTCAACCCCCTCGTCCTCGCCGCTACAGCGTTCGGCCTGCTCGGTGTGGCGTGGGGCAAGATCTACCGGGCGTCGCCGTACCTCCAGAACTCGATGCACGTCCTGCGCTACTCGCTCGGGGGGCTGGTCGACGCCATCAAGGGGTTGCTGTCACTCGCCGGCCGTCTCGTCTCGAATGCTCTGTTCGGCAACGGCAACTTCTGGAAGTCGCTCGGCGACCGCGTCTCTAGAGTCGTCAACTACCTGAACCGCGGCATCCGCGCCTTCACCGGGTGGCTCAACTGGGCGAACGACATGATCGCCGCCGGCAAGGTATCCGTCGTCCTCGACGACGTCAACGACCGCCTGAAGGACCTCCTCGGCCATCTCCTCGGCCTCTCCAGCGCCCAACTCGACTTCGCCAAGCTGCTCGGCGGGAACGACTTCGGCAACATCCTCGCCGCCGGCCTCGACAAGCTGGAGACCGTCCCGGTCATCGGCCCGATCACCGCGTTCGTGCGCCGCGTCTTCAACAGCCTCATCGGCGCGGCGAAGTCCGCCATCGGCTTCTTCGGTGATATCTGGAGCATCATCTTCGGCAGCGGCGGCGCGGACGACCCGACTGCGGTGATGGTCAACTCACTGTTCGGTGGTCCCAGTGCCGAACAGTCGACCGGCACAAAGATCCTGGACCGCCTGGAGAACACGTTCCTCGGGCCGGTCGTCCGGTTCTTCCGCGGCCCCTTCGCCAACACCATCGAGTCGATCGGCGGCTTCATCGGCGGCGTGTTCCAGGACTACATCATCCCCGGCTTCTCGGCGGTCTCGAACTTCTTCGCCCACGACTTCATCCCCGGCATCGTCAACATCGCCGAGTCGATCGGCCGGTTCCTCTCCCCCGCCGTGTCGACTGTCGGGAACCTCCTCGGACAGGTCGGCACGTTGCTGGCCCCGTTGGGTGGGGCGATCGAGAACTTCTTCTCGACCTACAAAGACAAGGGCATCGGCGGGGCGTTCTCCGGGTTGTGGCAGGGGGTCATCGACTCGGCCAGCAACCTGTGGGAAGGCGTCGACGGATCGGGTGGGATCAAGGCCGGGTTGCAGTCAGCCGTCGACTCGATCACGAACTGGTTCTCGACGACGTTCACCGGCAAGAACGTCGAGACGTGGATCAAGTCCGCCTTGGACGGCATCCGCAAGGTGGGCTTCGCGATCGGCAAGTTCATCGGCTCCCCCGAGTTCCTCGGCACCGTCGTCGTCTCGGCCGTGGCGGTCGCAGCGGCAATCGCCGCCGTGCTCGGCGCCTTCACTCTCGGCCTCGTCCAGGGTCTCGCCAAGGAAAGTGTCCGCTGGGGCAAGCTCATCGCCGGGGCACTCCAGGACGGCTGGAACAACCTCGCCAAGGGCGCACTCAACTTCCTCCCCGACCCGATCTCCAACGCGATCAGCGCCATGCTCGGCAACCCGATCATCGGTACCGGGATCGCCGTCGGCGCCGCGGTACTGGGCGGCATGATCGTGAAGTCGCTCATCGGGGCAGTCGCCAACGCCTCCGTGCCGGGCGCGGCCACCCCGGGCGCCGCGCTCGGCGGCGCCAATATCCGCACGCTCGGCATCAACATCGCGAGCGGCCTGTTCAACTCGGTCGTCTCCGGCTTCAAGGGCGTCGGCAAGGGCGCCCTGTCGCTGGCCTCCCTCATCATCCCGAAGTTCCCAGCAGGCGACGGGACGGCGGAACGCAGCGTCGGCGGCGGGATCGGCGCACGCATCATCAGCGGCATGACCCGCTTCTTCCCGACCAGCAACCCGCTCGCCGGCCTCCAATCAAAGCTCCAGACGATGAAGGCCCAGGCCATCGATCGTTTCGGCAGCGTCGGCACCGCCATTGCCACGGCAGTCATCGGAGGTATCGCCGCATACGAGTTGGGCAGCTACGCCGGCAAGAAGGGCGACGGCGGCTCCATCCTCCTCGCCCTCCTCGGAGGCGCCGCGACCGGTGGGGCGATCGGGGCAACCTTCGGCGGGGTTGGGGCCGGGATCGGTGCGGCGATCGGTCTCGGTATCGCCGGTCTCGGCGTCTACTTCGGCCAGGCAGCAAAGAAGGCCCAGGACTTCAACGACGTCGTCGTCAGCATCCGCGAATCGCTGTCCGGCCTGTCACAGGACAACGCCAACCAGGCCCTCGTCCAGAACATCTCCGACCGCCTCACGTCGAACTCGGATGCCTTCAAGGATTGGGGTCAGCAACTCTCCGACAGCTTCGACTTCGGCAAGTTCGTCCAGGACATCCTCGACGGCACCGCCACCGCCGACTCGGCGTTCGCCGACTTCGTCACCGGGATGAAGGACCAACTCATCTCGGCTGGCAACCTTGCCCCCGACCTGGCCCAGAAGCTCACCGACTCGATCACGTTGGCCGCACAGTCCGGCGACTTCCAGAGCGCCCAGGATCTCCTCAACGAGGTGTTCAGCAACGGCCGGTTCTCGACTGACGAGATCACGGCGATCTCCAATGCCTTCGACAAGCTGCCTGGCAAGTTCACCGGCATCGTCGACGGCTCCGGCGACGCAGAGCACGCCTTCAACTTCTTGAAGACGACCATCAGTGGCACCGCCGCGGCGCAGGCTCAACTCGCCGCCAACACCGACATCGTCACCCAGGCGATGAGCGATGCGGCCAACCCGATCGACACCGTCGACGAAGCATTGCAGTCAATCCGCGACGGCCTCGCGGCGGGTGGCACGGCACAAGAGATAGCCAACATCCTTGGCAATCCCGATCTCTCCTCTGCTAATGCGCTAGACGCGTTGAGTCAGGCCGCCGACGACGTGAAGGGCCGCATCTCTGACGCCAAGGACCTGTTCGATCAACTTCTCGAAGCGATGAAACCGGCGTTGCCAGGCCCCGCCGACAAGTCGATCGGGGGGATCACCGACAAGATCGTCGCCGACCTACCGAACATCGCCGCCGGGTTCCAGCAGATCTGGGACGACGCCGAACTCCCCGACAACATCAAGAATGCCAAGATCAACTTGGAGGTCAACGACTTCTCCGACCAGATCGCGCAAGCTTTGTCCGACGGGTTCTCGTCCGGCTCGATCGACTCGCAGCCCGAGTTGGACACCTTCATTGCCGGTATCCGGCAGAACATCGAAGACGCCAACCTCTCCGGCCCGGTCTCCGACCAGTTGAACGCCGTCCTCGACACGTTCGCCGCCCAAGACTTCTCGTCCGCCTACGACGCCGTCGCCTCGGCACTCACCGACCAGCAGAAGCTTGCTGAGACCGGCCGGCTCATGGCGCAGCGGATTCAATCAGGGATCGGGAACTTCAGCTACAACCAAATAAGCGAACAAGAGGACTCCCGGTTCGGCGCCATCCGACGAGGCCAGACGGCCCCGTCAGGCTCCCAGGTCAACGTGACCCTGCCCGCTCTCACCACCCAGGATCTCTCAGACGTCTTCAAGGATGTCGACTCTGCCTCTGTCGGTCACCTCATCGGCGGCGACGTCGGCGATGCCGTCCCGTCCGGCTTCAAGGCATCCAACGTCACCGCAGGGCTAAAGAGCCAGTTGACGGCGACCGGCGCCGGGCTACACGGGACCGCGTCGGACGCCGGGCAGAAGATTGGCAACGCCATAGTGAAGGGCATGGGGGTCGGCGCAGTAGGGGCGGCGTCCGCCGGACAGAGCGCCGGTCGCGCCGCCGTGCAGGGCGCTGCCGGTGGGATCAACGGAATGTTCAGCATTGGCGCGAACGCTGGCGCCGCCTTCGCAAAGGGCATCGTGTCCCAGGTGAGCGCAGCCGCTCAGGCCGCCGCAGCGATCGCCAGCGCCGCCGTGAAGAGTGCGAGGACTTCCTTGCAGATCCACTCGCCGTCGAAGGTGTTCGTCGACATCGGCAAGCAGATCGGCGCCGGCTTCGTAAAGGGCATCGAAGACTCGACCACCTCGATGACCGACGCGCTGGAGAAGGCGCTCACCGACGCCGTCAAGAACGCGGTCGACAAGTCCGCCGACGCGGTGAACCGGGCCAACGTTGCTGGCAAGCTGTTCGAGATCCTCCAGCCGTCCACGCTGCCCGGCGGCACATCGAAGACGGCAGTCACGTCAGCGACGGCGGGCATCACCAGCCAACTCGGCAGCTTCACCTCCGACCTGCGGTCGGGGCTGTCCGACGCTCTCGGTGGGGTCGCTAACGACACGCTGCGCGAAGCCCGCGAAGGTCTGGCCGGCGTCTTCCTCAACACCTCGGCGTCGTTCAACGACCTCCGCGGCCAGTACGCCGACGCCAAGGCAGCCAAGAAAGCCATCGACGACTACAACGCCTCCCTGGCGAAGCTCCGCACCGAACTGGCGAACGGCACCCTGGCCTCTCGCGCCGCGTCCCGGGAGCGGGGCGAGGCGTACCAGACCGTCCTGGCCGCCCAGAACGCCATGAACGACAAGATCGCTCGCCTCGGCACACAACTGCACGCCGGCACACTCTCCCTCACTGACTACAAAGACAAGGTGCAGCAGCTTCAGGAGTCCTACCAGTCGTCGAGCGCCGAGAGCTACTACGCCGAACTGGACCGGATCAACCGGGCCTACAAGGATGGGAGTCTCGCCCAGCAGGAGTATCGGGATCAACTCGACAAGCTCGGCTCCCGCCCCGACGCTCTGTCGTTCGACCAGAAGAACCTGCTCGCCTCGGGCATCTCGACCCTGAACCTCGGCACCATCGCCGGGAAGGCGAACAACGACAATCTCTCCGACGCCCTCGGAAAGATCCGCGAGTTCGGCCAGGCCGCCCTCGCCGCTGGCGCGCCACTGGGGACGGTCATCACTCAGATGGAGGCGTACACCAAGAAGGTGACGCAACAGGCGACGGCGATGGGGCTGTCGGCGAAGGACGTCACGAGTCTCGTCTCGGCCTTCGGGTTGACCGACGCCCAGTTGAAGGCGTTGCAGGCATCCGTCGTGTCCCTCAACACGTCGACCGTGTCCGGCGCGGAGAACGTGACGAAGATCAACGAGCAGTTGGCGGCGATCCGCGAGTACGGGGCGACGCTACTCACCGCTGGAGAGTCCACCGATTCTGTCGTCGGCAAGCTGAAGCAGCTTCGGAACAACCTCGTCGCCCAGGCGAAGGCGTTCGGCTTCAACGCGTCGGCGATCGACGCGCTCGTGACGGCCGCCGGACTGTCGGACACGGCGCTGGGCGACTTCATCAAGCAGTTGAACGACTACACGCAGGCCGTGAAGGACGCCGCCGGGGCGACACCCGGTGCGCCGAATGGCACGAACGTGGCCCGGCCCATCGGCGAACTCCACGTCCACGTCCCGTACGGCGACCCGGAAGCCGTTGCCTTGGCGACCGCGAACCGCATCGCCTACGACTCTCTGACAAGCTGGAGTTGATATGCCCGGCCCGATGCACTCATGGCTCTACGTTCAGGACACCTCGGGCCTGGCGTACGAGGTCATCAACGGTGCCCGCACCTTCGGCTACCTCGCCAACCCGGCTCTCGCCATCAACGGTCTGTCGGCCTGCCAGTCGTTCGGGACGTGCGCCACCTACCCGTTCAAGCCGTACCTCGGCCAGACGATCCCCGGCTACGTCACGATCCCCAACGTCAACTCGAACTACCTGTCGACCCCAGACGCGGCAGCCCTCGACATCGTCGGCGACCTGACGATCGTCGCCAAGGTGGCCCCTACCTCGTGGGCCGCTGGCGGATTCCAGACGATCGCCGGGAAGTGGTCGACGGCGTCGAACCTGTCGTATCTGTTCTCGATCAACTCGGCCAGCGGCCTCACGTTCCAGTGGACGACGGGCGGTATCACCCCGCTCCCCCTGGCCTCCTCCGTCGCCATCCCCGGCATTGTGGCCGGTCAGGCGAAGTGGGTGGCGGTCACGTTCGACGTCGACAACGGCGCGGCGGGGCGTACGGCACGGTTCTGGTGGTCGAACAACGGGATCAACTGGAACCTCATCGGCACCCCCCAGACGAGTGCTACGGCGACGTCGATCTTCTCCGGTACCAGCCCGCTGTTCCTGGGGGTCAACACGGCGACGACGGAACGGATGAACGGCAACATCTACGACGTGTCGATCCGCACCGGTTTCGACCCCACCACCTTCGCTCCCGTCGTCATCCCTGGAGCGGCAGAGAAGTTCCACTTCTCCGGCTACGAACTGACGAACGCCGCCGCCGCCACGTTCGTCGCGACGTCCGGGCAGACAGTCACCGTCAACAAGTCCGGCTCCCCCCAGACCACCATCACCCCGGTACAGGCGTGCGGGTCATGGTCGGCCCAGACATACTCCACCCCCGCCCTCGACCCGGCCCCCTGGTACAACGTTGCCTACCCGCAGTCGGCGGACGCACTCGGGATGCTCGTCGAGGACTGGACCGGGCTGGACGACGCCCACATCACCCGGCCGACGACGCCGTGGGGCGGATACGGCGGCGGGGCGTCGCTCGGGTCCATCGCTGCGACCGGGCGCACCATGAAGGTCAACCTGTTCCTGTTCGGCCGCACCGAGGAAGCCGTCGAGTATCTGTTCCGCTGGCTCGCGGCGACGCTCACCGGGGTCTGCGCGACGTGCGCCACCGAATCGATGCTGGTCCGCCGCTACTGCGGTTCGACCAGCAACCTGTGGGATGGCGTCGCCGAGATAAGACAGGTCGGCCTCATCGAAGGGTTGAAGTGGGAGGCCGAACCATTCACCGGCGGCTCCTGCACGTTCCGGCGCGCCTCGTTCACCTTGATGGCCGGCGACCCCTGCATGTACTCGCAGGAGATCACCCCGACGCCGGATGGCTCCGACATCAACGCCAACTTGGTCACCTGTCTCGGCACCGACTCGCCAACCAACGAGCTTCGAGCGATCTGCCGTCCCCTCTGCACCGAGGTCGCCCAGTCCTGTCGCACGACACGCGCCTTTACCGTGAGCAGCCTCGGGGTGACCGGGCCGATCGTCACATGGTCGAACAACCAGAACCAGTACAGCTACCCGATGCGTGCCGTCGTGCGCGCCGACCCGGGAACTGTCGGCATCGCCCCGAACCCGTGCGGACTGCCGATCCTCGGCGAGATCTACGTCCGTGCCCTTCCCCCGTACGCCCAACTTCGATGGGACGTCGTCGGCCGCACCGTCGAGGTCATCGACTCCACCACCGGAGGATGGGCGCCGGGGTGGGCCTACATCGATGGCAACGACCCGCCTATCGGCCGCTTCTTTGCCGCTGGATGCGGCAAGGCGTACGTCATCATGGAACCCGCCACCCTGTGCGCCGACTTCATCTCCGGCACCACCTGGACCCTTGACGGTCTCACCTTCAACCCTCCCGCCTACCCGTCGGTCTCCCTCGCGGTCGGTGAGCGACTCTCGTGCCCGTAAGGATCTGAATGCCCGCCCCCTCCCTCCGCGGCCAGTCCCCGTACGTCTCGGCAACCGGCTCCTCGATCACAATTCCGTTGCCCTCCCGCAACGTCGACGACTGGGTGTTCCTCACTTTGACGGGCATCGATTGGACGAACAGCCTGACGGCCCTGCCCCCCCTCCCTGCCGGCTACGTCATGTTCGACGGTTCCTTCACGTCTGGCTCCTTCCGCCTCCAGGCATACAAGCGAATCACCAGAGCGGGCGAACCAGATCTATTCGTGCGAGGGTCGAACACGATGTACTGGTACGGGGAGGTTGACGTCTTCGGCGGTGTCGACTATCGAGACCCCGGCTACCTCGACATGCCGGGTGGCGCCGGGAACTACGCGACCCGCACCCGCACGGCCATCACCTTGCCCACCGCGATCGATCTCGTGGCACGGGTGTCGTTCGATGCTCTCGGCATCGACAACAGGGTGTCCAGTTGGGCGTCGAACGACATGGGCTTCGGTCTCAACTCGTCGAACCGGCCCTACATCTTCGTCAACAACACCCTCGGCGCCCCGATCGGCAATGTCGCCGCCAACGCCGACGTTCCGGGGCTGCTCGCCGGCCGGAAGGTATGGCTGTGGGCACACCTGGACTTCCCCACCGGCAACATCAGCTACTACTACTCGTTCCTCGACATCGAATATTTCAGCTACGCCCGCTTCAAGCAGTTGGGGACGACGGTGGCGGGGACGAACGGGGGCACGACGCCGCGCACCACGAACTCGTTCCCCATCTACCTCGGTACGAACCCGTCAGGGACGCCGACCGGGATGAACCTCTACAGCTTCGGCGAGATCGGCAACGACGTCACCAACTTCGTCTTCTCGGCCCCGTTGCCAGCCACCGTGACCCTGTTCGGCACCGTCGCACACCGCCGCCCGACCACCGGCAACTCATCCCCTCTGGAGGGGATCACGGCCGTTCTCCCCACACTCCCCGTGGACTCTGTGACGACGTCCGTCGACGTCGTCGGCGGAAACAAGCGACTCGTGTTCAGCAAATGGGAGATCGGGGCCAGCCCCGCCCCAGCCGTTCCGCCCAACCCCGCCCTCGCCCCGTCGCCGGGATGGAAGGGGCTGCCGGAACGACAGACGGCCGTCGCCACCCTCGGCCTGAAAGAGGCCCTGTATACACAGGAAGCAGATCTGGGCACGGCGACGATCACGGTGAGCACCGCCGGTGCCAGCGTCTACCTCAATCAACCTGGGGCGACCCTGACCGCTGGCACGTTCGTCCTCCGTCCCCTCCCCGAGCCGGTCCTTCCACCCGCCTCCCCGCAGCCGCCACGCTTGAAGCTGGGCTGCGCCACCGAGTACACGGCGTGGTTCACCGACGGTTCCTATGCGACGAGGATCGACTCGGCGAGATGGTCGAATCTCACCTGGGAGCGCGCCATCGACTCGATCTCCACGGCCTCGGCGACGTTCCCGGACGAATACGGCGGGGTGCGCTGCCTCGCCCGCCTCGGCGGGTTGGAGCCGTGGCGGTTCGGTCTACTCATCGAACGCGACGGGGTCGAGGTGTGGCGCGGCCCGGTCGTCACGGTGAGACGGATCGCGAATGGCATTCAGGTCAACGCCGCCGACGTCCTCGCCCGCTACCAGAAGCGATTCGCCATCCGAGACGCCGTCGTCTCTTACACCAACATCGACGCCGGACTCCTGTTCCAGAAGATCATCGACACCCACGCCGCGTCGACGCTTGACCAATGGTCGCTGCCGGTTCCAACGGTCAACGTCAACGTCAACATCACCCGCCAGTTGAAGCCCCGCGAGTTCAAGTACGCCTGGGACCTCCTGTCGGAACTCATGTCGTCCTCGATCGACGCCTACGTCATGAACGGCAGGCTGTACGTCTGGCAGCCGGGGGTCGGCTGGCGGTACCGCGACGTGATCGACTGGACCCTGGACGGCCCCTACAACTCGGACTTCGACTTCGTGTACGGCACCTTCACCGAGGAAGCCTTCAGGACCCATCCGACGTGGACGCTGGACGGGGCGGGACAAGGCAACTTCGTCGTCGTGCCGGGCACCGACACCGGCGAGTACGGCTTCCGAAGCTACAAGTCGGCGGAAGCGGAGGGTTCACAAGAGATATACGGCCTGCTCGATCTCACCGACCCCGACCCAATCCAAGTGCCGGAGGACTCCCCCGCCGACCTCGTCGATCAGGTCCTCGCCGCCCGCGCCTCCGGCCTCCTCTCCCTGCGGGATACGCCGCCGTTCACGATCGAAGGCGGCGTCCTGTCGGAGGCCGCTCCGGTCGACGTGGATAACCTTCGCCCCGGCGCACTATGGAAGCTGGACGTCTTCGATGACGGGTTCCCTGAACTCCTCACCTCCACCCGGCTCCGCCGCGTGTCGGTGGCCGTGAACCGTACTGCGACCGGGATCAGCGAGGAGATCTCCCCGACATTGGAGCCGACGGGGTCGGTGTCATGAGCGACCGCGTAGTACGCGAGCAACGCCTCGCACTGGAGCAACGCCTCGCCCACACCGAAGGCAAGCTCCGCGCAGTCGCGTTGCGTGCCTGGCCGGGCGCGGTCCGCAGTGACGCCTCGTTCACGTCGTACGTGCCCGAGACCCCAAGTCTTCTCACCCCCCTCGTCGCGTTCAACATTCCGGCAGGACGGTGGATCGCTCTCGGCTCCGTCACATTCATCCCGACACCCCCATACGCGGACTCCCAGTTCCAGATCTTCCTCTCGGTCGTCGATGCCGTCACCGGGGCCTCCCCGACGAACCCCCTGTCCGACCTGCCCCCCTGCGACGTCACCTTCGCCGCCTCCGGCGCCTACCCCACCCCTTCTCAGACGGGGACGATCATCGGCGATGTGGTGGCCGACGAGGCCGCGACGGTCACGCTGTCCAGCGTGAGCAACTCGGACACCCCCTACACTGCCAGCCTTGCCCGGTTGCGAATGATGCCAGTCTGAGATGCAAGACTACTGACCATGCTGTGCTCCGGGAACTTCTGTGGCTGCGGGATCGTCTCGGCGTCCCTCGCGGTCACCGGGTCCGGCGCCCTCGGCGACCCGTACAAGATCGAGTCGAACGCCTTCGCCGTCGTCACGTCCAGCACCCGTCCCGGGTCACCGTTCGTCTGGCAGCACATCTTCGAGACTGACACCGGGTTCGTGCGGGTCTGGGATGGGACGTCGTGGCTGCTGGAGTCATGGACGAAGGCTCCGGTCTGCATCGTCCGCAACGCCGCCCCGCTCAGCATCCCGCACGCCACGGCGGCAGCCCTCTACACCTTCGACACCGAGGACAAGGATCTGTTCGGCTGGCACGCCCCGGGGGCGTCGAAGGTCATCCCGAATATTCCGGGATGGGTCCACGTCTCCTTCTCAGCGTCCTGGCAGACGGCAGCCGACTACACCCGCACGATGGTCGGCATCCAGGTGAACGGCGCCATCCCCGCCCCCCGCCGCCGTTTCGATCTCGTCGACTCCGGTGGACCCGCCGCCGGGCCGGCCTACAGCGGCAGTGCTGGCTGGGTGCTCGTCAACGGCACCACCGACTACATCGAGATGGAGCGGTACCACTCCAACGGCGCCTCGGCGGCCCGCACCCTCGAAGCCATCATGACTGTCGAATGGAAGGCGCCACCATGATCTGCGAACAGTCGGGTTGTGGCTGCGCTCTGACAGTTGCCTCCGGGACAGTCACCGGCTCCGGCACCCCCGCCGACCCGTGGGTCCTCAACGTCGCCAACTCGCCATCGATCACCCAACTCCAGATCGACGTCGCCAACATCTTCGCCGCCCTTGACGCCCTCCCCGGCACCTACGTCGACGTCGCCGGTGACACGATGACCGGCTCCCTGACGATCAACAACGATGGGTCCGCGCTCCGCATGATCCGGCCGGTCAACGACCGTCCGTTCATCGAGTTCTGGGATGGCACCAACACGACGATATTCGGCTACATCGTCGGCGGGGCGTTCGGCATGGAGATCCGCAGCAGCGTCGGCGAGGTCAAGATAGAGCCTTTCGCCACCGAAAGGGCGCGCTTCTTCAGCAACGGCCTACTCGTCGGCAAGACGGCCACCAACATCGGGGTAGCCGGCGTCGAACTCCTGACGACCGGCCAGATACTCACCACGCACGCCAACGTCACCTTCATCAACCAGATGAACAAGATCGGCGCGGGCGTCATCAGCGGCGCCCCGTACATCAGCTTCCAGCTTTCCGGTTCACAGATCGGCTCGATCACCCGTAACGCGGCCACGTCCGCCATCCTCTACAACACGACGTCCGACGAGCGGATGAAGAACGTCATCGGCGACCTCGACCCGGAACTCTGCGAGTACATCCTCGGCATCGTCACCCCGATGATGTTCTCCTGGAAAGACGACGAAGGCAACACGCCGATCGCCGGCTACATCGCACAGCAGGTCGCCCGGGCCTGGCCGCAGTCGATCGAGTTGGGCTTCGTCTCCCCCGGCATCGGGGATGTCACGGACCGGACGTTCGACTCCGAAGGCAACGAGACGACACCAGAAGGCAAGTGGCGGCCGTGGATGATCGACAAGACGGTCATCATCCCAATCCTCCACGCCTCCCTGGTCCGCACCACCACGAAGCTCTCCTACCTGCGCGCCGAGTTCGACGAGTTCAAGACCAGCGTCGAGGATCGGCTGGCCTCCCTCGAAGATGCCTGACATCTCGAATACGCTCATCTTCACGACGCGGGAATGGGCGTACATCTGCGCCCATGTCGGCTGGCAGCCGCCTGACCTCGCCCGGTTCGTGGCGACCTGCATCGGCGAATCCCAGCTTCACTCCGGCGCCTACCGCACCGCCCTCGACAACCCGGTCATCCCGCTGACCGTCCCGAAGAACCGCGCCGGCCACGACTGGTCGATCGCGATGATGAACGACTTCTTCTTCCCGAAGGATGACCCGTTCACCCGTTTCGACCCGATCACCGCCGCCCGTGACGCGCTCGGGATCTTCAAGCAGAACGGCCTCGCCCCGTGGGGCTGGTTCTCGAAGCGCAACGACGTCAACATGCACGTCGCCGACGTCAACGCCGAGATCGGGCCAGAGCCGTACGCCATCACCGCCTCCCCGTACTGGCGGATGAGGAAGGCGTCTATCAACACCTGGGACATGCCGGTCCCCCCGGCCGACCTGTACGTCTCCGCGCTCCCCCCAGCCCCGTTGAAGTACGGGCAGGGCAACTTCCCGCCGAATCCGCAGGGCGTCGCCATCAACCAGCTTCAACGTGTCGCCCAGTCGATGAACCGGTGGCCCGGGACCCTCGACTACTACTACGGCGGCCGGGTGGCGGCGTTCGTGCAATCGATCCAAACCGACCTGTGGAAGTCCGGGCTGTGGGCGGGAGCACTCGACGGCAAGGTGTACTCGGTTGAACTACGCGCCGTGTGGGACGGTGTGCTATCAGCATCCTTCGCCTTCAACCGGGGAGCGATCTAGGCTGACAGCATGAACTCCAGCCTCCAGGTCCCGTTCGGGTACTACACAAACCTGATCCCGTTGGGGGACCTGAACCGCTGGCTGCTCATCCACCACCACCCCGAGTACGTCCGCCGCCTCATCGCCTGGCTGGAATCGAAGGGCGGCTACGTCGGCGTCGGCGGGGGGTGGCGTTCCATCCAGCCCACCAAGCCGGGGGCGGCGCCGGAAGGGATGAGCTTCCATCAGAACCAGAAGTACGCGGACGGTTTCTACGGCGCCGTTGCCGTCGACCTCGTCAAGAAGAACAAGGCAGTCGGAGGACGACACATCTCGCCGACGTGGGCGGACGTGCTCCCGCAGGGCAGCGCCGCAGCGAAGACATGGGGCCTTCACAACAATGTCGACGGTGAGCCGTGGCATATGCAGCCCATCGAGATCGACGGCTACACGTCATGGAGGAACAACGGCCGCCCCGCCCCCCGGGTCGGCTACTTCCTGCCCGTCGACACCCCGCCGCCCCCTCCGCCGCCGCCGCTCGGCCCGATCAATCTCCCCTCCGGCTCGCCGATCATCCGTAAGGGCGCCTCTGGTCCTGAGGTCACCGAGATCCAGAAGGCACTCCGCATCATCGCCGACGGCGAGTTCGGCTCACAGACCGAGTCGGCGCTGAAGGCGTGGCAGGCGAACGCCGGCCTCATGCCCGACGGCATCTACGGCCCGCAGACGGCGACAGCGCTGAAGGCGTTCATCGCCAAGCGGGGCCAGCCGGTCCCCGACCCGGGAACGAACCCGGACATCCACCACCCAGAGATGGGAACCCCACCCGGCAGCCCGTCGTTCAAGCTGGGCGCGACGGACGCGTCGACCAAGATCGACGGCGCCGCCCCAGACGGCCGGGTGTCCTGGCTCCAGGCTGTGATCGGTGTGGGTATCACCGGGACGTTCGACGCCTCAACAGATGGAGCGGTCAAATCGTTCCAGAAGAACTCCGCCCTCACCGTCGACGGCGTCTACGGCACGCAGACCGCCGCCGCCTTGGCGGACTACCGCGGTCGCTAAATCGGAGTACGTCGCCTACGTTGATGGTATGACCTAACCGACACAGCCCCAAACGGTGGAAGTACGGGGGACACGTCGACCACCGTGAAGAATGGCACCCCTTGGCGGGGGAAGTCAGGCTCCACACGGCATTAGCGAGGACGGAACGTGGGTGACGGAACAACCGGAACGCGGAACAACAGCGTGGGGCTGGGTCGTTCGCATCGGCTCATTCGGCATGTTCATCTACATCGGGGTCTTCCGCGGGTCGACGGTGAACTTCGGGATCGCCTTCCTCGCGATCAGCGCAGCAGCCCTACCAATCAAGGAACTCGGGATCTTCCTGAAGTCCTGGAGGAACAAACAGGACGGGGGCCAGTGACGGCCTACGTCTGGTTCGCCCTCGCCGCCGTCATCGCCGCTATCGCTTCGATCACGAACAACTGGACCGGTCCGATCGCGATGGTTGTCGTGTCGTTCTTCATCCCCGACGACGTCATGTGGGGTGAGCGGTGAACCGCATCCTGTTCACCGCGCTCGTCCTCGCGGGCGTCCTGATCGTCTGGTTCGTCGCCGGGCAACTCGCCGCGTCCCGCGCTCGGGAAGTCAAGGCGAAGGTTGCCGGCTGGGACGACTGGGACCTGGAGCGGCGCGCCGCCTGCCACAAGGAACTCATCCTCGACCTCATCGACGACGCCGCCCGCCGCTGGCAGGCGTTCATCACGTTCACCCTGTCGGTCATCATCATCGGCACCATGTCCCTCATCTCCCTCCAGGACAACACGAACGACATCTCCGCCATCGCCCTCAGGAACTGCAACACGGCCACCGAGTTCCGTGAACTCGTTGGGCAGCGCGTCACAGCCGAGATCCGCCAAGAGCAGCAGCACCGCGACGCCCTCGCTGATGCGATGGCGAACAGCACCAACCTGGAGTCCAGCCCCGGCTTTCGGAGTCTCAGCCCGGAGATCCAGTCGTTCGTTCGTGACCTCCACGCCGAGAGCACGGCTAGGAACCAGGCGCAACTCGCAGCGTATGACGAGGAGTTGGCCCGCCTGCGCTCCGAGGCCGACGCGGTGAGGACTTTCAACAACAACGTCGACTGTCCAGGGTGATTGCATCATCTCCCCTCCACGGGGGAAGATGTGGCGATGGTACTCACCCTCCTGGCAGCCGTGACCCCAGTCGGCCCCGACGCCACCACTGACTCCGCCTTCAACCTCGACCCGTTCACGGTCACCTTGATCCTCGGGTCGTTGATCCCGCTGGTCAACGGCCTCGTGACGAAGTTGTCGACCTCGTCCGCGGTGAAGGCGATCATCACTCTCGTCCTGTCGGCCGTCGTCGGCATCATCACCGTGTCCACCACGGATGGTGGCGGGGCGATCATCTCGCAGTCCACGTTGAAGTCGGCCGGTCTCGCCCTACTCGTCGCCATCGCGACGTACGCGGGGGTCTACAAGCCGCTCGCCCTCACGTCATCCCCTGTCACTCGCGTCGAGGACGGCGTTCTCGTCACCGAGCCGGGCAAGCTCGCCACGGTGGGCGTGAAGTGATCCGCCACATCGCCGCCTTCGGTGCCGGGGTCACCTTGATCCTCGTCGGCGCCTGGTGCGCGATGGTCAAGTCCTGGTGCGCCAACTACGACCCCGAAGCCTTCTACGAGTAGGACCACTTCATGAGCCACTTCCTCACCAACCGCGGCAAGCTGCTTATCGTCCAGGGCAAGTGGGACACCGCTGGCGCAACGGCCATCAAGATCGGCCTCCTCCAGGGTTCGGCGGTGCCAGCCGCCATCGACACCGCGGGGGAGATCGCCGACATCAACACGAACACCGACCTGTTCGCCCTGTCCGGCGTCACCGAGGTCACCGGCGGCACATACGCCCGGCTTTCGCTGTCGCGCACCAACGCCACCGAGGACGACGCCAACGACCGGGTGAACGCCGACGCCTCCGACGTCGTGTTCAACTCGGGCACGAACGGCCAACAGACGTACGGCGGATGGTGGTACGACGCCACCACCGACACGAACGAGACGACCCGCCTCGTCTACGGCGTCTTCGCCTTCGCCTCCGCGATCACGTTCAACGGGTCCACCGTGACTGGCACCATTGCCGATCTGTGGCGGGCTTCCTGACGTGAGGCGCTTCCTTGCCGCTGTGGCGGTGTTCGCCGGATTCTCCGCCGTCACCCTCACCGTCGCCGCCCAGTCTGCGCCCGCCCCGTATCCACTCGTCGATCCGTCGACGCCGATGGTGCAGGTGCAGACCGGTGAAGGGCTGACGTCTGTCGCGGCGCGGGTGTGTGCCTCGGACAAGACCAACTTCTTCCACGCTCTCCAGCAACTCAACCCGTGGTACCAGTCCGGGGTGCAGCCGGGGACGGTGCTATGGCGGCCGTCATGCCCCGTGGTCTACTCGCGGCCGTCGTCTACCACGACGACGACGGGGGTACCGGCGACCACATCGACGACAATCCCAGCCACGACCACGACGATCCGTCCGACGACCACGACGAGCGCGCCGACAACCTCGACGAGTTCTACCGTCCCGGGCGTCTGTTCGGCCCCCCCAAACACCCCCGGCGGTAGCGACGGCCGGGGCGGCTGCTTCCCGGGAGTCGACAACACCGGGCCGAACGTCCCCGAATCGGCGTTGCCGGCCTACACCGGCGACTGCTACATCCGCACGGCGACGGTGATCGACTCGAAGGTGATCCGCTGCGATCTGGAAGTCCACGCCCCGCTGACGGTCCGCAACTCGTACCTCTACGGCCAGGTGTTCAACAACAACGACTGGCCCGGATACGTCATCCGCGTCGAGGACACCGTCATCAACGGGGTGCAGCCGAACGGCTACGCCTGTCACGACTGCGGCATCGGCGGCCCGAACTGGACGGTGCTCCGCACCGAGATCTTCAACACGAACCGTGGCGCCTTCTGTGTCCAGGAATGCCTGCTACAGGACTCCTACATCCACGGGCAACGGTTGAACCCTGTCCCGTCGAACCTGGAGCACGCCTCCGGCGCGAGAGTCGAGCAGTTCACGACGTTCACCCACAACACGCTGGCCTGCGACTTCCAGGGGCCGTTCGTGAACGACGAGATCGGCTGTTCGGCGGACCTGACCGGCTACCCGGACTTCGCTCCGATCTGGCACAACACGATCACCAACAACCTGTTCATCGCGAACGGTGTCGGCAACGCCTACTGCGCCTACGCCGGGAACGACACCGGCAACCCGCGCACGAAGCCGTTCGGGAACGATCCGAGGAACGCCACGTACGTCGTGTTCACCGGCAACGTGTTCCAGCGTGGCCCGAACCGTCTGCCGCAGTACGGCACCGGTCCCGGTGTGTGCGGTGCCTACGGCCCCGTCGTCGCCTTCGATCCGTCCCGCACCGGCAACGTCTGGTCCGGCAACGTCTGGGATACGGGCGGCCTCGTCCCGTCCGAGAACTAGGAGCACCCATGACCATCGGATTCCCCGTTACGAAGGCCCGTATCGACGGACAGTTGGGCGACGCCGTCTACGCTCTCCGCGAGGCGTTGGCCCGCGTCGCCCGGCTCAAGCTCGACCTCGACGAGATCCAGGACGCCGACCTTCAGGCAATGGGGTACACGGCGGGCGAGGTGACCACGCTGAAGGCGTCAATCACCGACCTCAACGCATTGGCGAACATCTCTCACGGGCAGGGCACTCAGGCGCAGCCGAACGACTTCTTCTTCAATGCCCGCCAACTGATCCGTCTGTCCTGACGTAACGGAGGCGACCCCTTATGGCGATCGCCTACGGCGGTGCTCTCGGTGAGCAACACGCGGGCAGCGCCGTAACCCTGACGACTTCGGCATCGGCGCCCTCCGGGTCGCTGGTCGTCCTCTCGATGTCGTGGTTCAGTTCGTCGAACTTCACGCTGACGTCCGTCTCCGGGGGTGGGTTGACGTGGGCGGTCGACAAGCAGAACAACGCCAACGGCGGCTATTGCACCGGCATCGCCTCGGCGCAGGCTCCTTCGGGTCTGTCGGCGTCCACGGTGCTCACCGCGACGATGAGCGGCGGCAGCATCATCGCCAGCATGAAGGCGTACTACATCACCGGGGCTGCGACGTCGACCCCGGTGGATGCGACCGGCAGCGGCGGCGCGTCAGGCACGTCCAGTTCGGTCAACGTCGTCACGACGAACGCCGACGACATCATCGTCTACGAGACGTGGAACGACATCAACGGCGACATCACCCCGACCACCGGTTTCACCGAGATCTACGACCTGCTGTATGTCCCCGACGACATCCAGTGCGAGAACGGCTACCGGGTTGTTTCCGCCACCGGCACGTACGGGGCGGGTGGCACCTGGACCGGCTCGAAGAACTGGACGACTTCGGCCGTCGCCTACAAGGCCGCCGCGGGTGGTGGGGCTGCATTTGTCGCAGACGGTCCACTAGTGTTCGGCCAGGACGCCACAACCGTTCGATCGTTCTACTGGTAGGAGCAACCAATGACGATGCGGATTTATCGAGCCTGGAACGGCCCTAGCCCGACGACGGCTGCCCAGGTCGGCGTCACCACCGGCACCGCCATCAAGACGCTCCTCCAGATCGCCACACCTTCGACGTTCGACCTGACCATCGTCGCCTGGGGCATCTCGATGAACGCCGCAGCCGCCGCTACGGGACCGGAGATCGAACTGATCGAGACCGACGTCGCGGCGACAGTGACGGCGCACGTCGCCGCCGGGTTGGTGAAGATGAACATTCCGACCGGGCCGAACTCGGCCGTCACGTTGAGCACGACCGCCACCGGCTACACGGCGACCGCAGAAGGCACGACCACGGCGAGCCGCGTCTTCGATGGCGGGTACCTTCAGCCGACCGGCCTGTATGCCTTCCGTTGGCCGCTCGGCTACGAACCGGTCGTCGGGGTGTCGAAGTTCCTCCGCATCCGCGTAACGTCCGCGGTGGCATACAACGCCCTCTGCTGGATCGAATACGGCGAGTAAGGGCTAGCCCGTGGCGCATTACGGGCGCGCAGACCCAATCCAATCGATCGCCATTCGGGCGGTCGAGGTCGGGCCGATAACTGTCGCGATCGACACGGCGGACCTGTCGCTCACCGGCATCGACCCGACCGCCACGGGGACCGGGACCGCCACAGTCGCGATCGACCCGGCGACGGTCACGTTGACCGGCCAGGACATCGCCGCATCCGGGTCCGGGACGTCGACGACGTCGATCGATGTCGCCACCCTCACCTTGACCGGCGTCGACATCACCGCAGCCGGGTCGGGTACGGCGACAACGACGATCGACCCGGCCACGCTCACGCTGACCGGCGTCGACGTGACCGGTGCGGCCTCCGGTACCGCCACCGTCACGATCGACGTGGCGACACTGACCCTCACCGGCCAGAACATCACCGCCTCCGGGACGGGGACGGCGACCACCACCATCGACGTCGCCACGTTGACGCTGACCGGCATCGACATCTCGGCCGCCCCGACCGGCAGCACCGTCGCCATCGACACAGCCGTCCTCACGCTCACCGGTCAGGACATCACCGCAGCCGGGTCCGGCACCGCGACCGTCGCAATCGACCCGGCCGCGTTGACGCTCACAGGCCAGGACATCACGGCGACAGGTTCCGGCACCGCGACGAGAACGATCGACCCGGCCACGTTGACGTTGACCGGGATCGACGTCGTCGCCTCACCCACCGGCACGACTGTTGCCATCGACACGGCGACGCTCACCCTGACCGGTCGCGACATCACGGCGACGGGGTCTGGCACCGCGACCATCGCGATCGACCCGGCAGTCCTCACTCTGACCGGTCGCGACATCAACGCCTACATCACCGGCAGCCTCCTGGCAGCGATCATCGTCTGCGACATCACCGGGCCTGCCCTCAGCCGCAGGGTCCTCGGCCCTGCCATCGACGCGATCACAGTCGATGGGCCACGCCGCGACACGGACACCGTCACAGGCCCAGCCGTAGCCGTGGTCGTCACTGGTCCCGCCGCCGTCGCCTACATTCTCAGCGGCCTCGGGCGGGTCGCAGGTCTCCTCACCGGCCCGGCGACCGAAGGCAGAAACACGACCGGCCCCCGGACCGGGAGTAAGGTAATCGGCGGTCCGTCCAACCGGTGTGGCTGAGGACTAGGAGCCAAGATGCAGATTGATCGCGATTCCACCGAGTACCTCTACATCGGCGTGTCCGGCCAGGTTCCATCGGTCGGGGCGGAGATCGCCTTCGTCCAGCCGCCGGCACGTCCGACGGCCCCCGACTGGAATGACGCCGTCGTCGTCCCGAACAGCAGCGACCCACTGTGGGCTGACGCCGTCGCTTCCGGGGTGACCGGCAACTACTATGTGGCGATCCTCGTCGGGGCCTTCGGGACGGGGGGCGTCGAACTCGTCCCGAACGACTATCAGGCATGGCTTCGCCTCACCGACACCATCGAGCAGCCGGTTCGCGTCGCTCCCGCAGCAGTAGAGGTCCTCTGATGGAGAAGATCACCGTCGCCTACGAGCACGATCCCCAGGACCTCACCCAGATCTGGATGGCCGCCAGCGTCAGCACGCCGACCGACGCAGACTGGGTGCCAGCGTTCCGAGACACCGTCGACGGTCAGCGTGTCATCTGGATCAAGTCCGACGTCGCCCTGCGAGGGAACCTGTGGGTCCGCGACGCGGCGGGAGTGCGGCGAGCAAGCCGGCTGTCGTGACCGTCAAGATCTTCGAGAGGGTGTCCGGCGACACCGGCCCGGACATCGAGGACGTCATCGACCTTGACGTCGACTTGGCTACCGCCGACACCGTCACCGCCGTCCTGTACCGCAACCGCGAGGCGACCAGCGAAGCCCCGGTCGCCGTCGTCGACGTCGCCACCAACACGATCGCGACGGATCTCGGCGAATGGTTGCCGACCGCTCGATCGGGGGACTGGAAGATCAAGTACCGCGTCGGATGGTTCGACTCGCACCGGTTCGTCTACTCACAGCAGTGGACATCCAACCCGGGCCGACCGGCCATTATCAGAGTAGGGAGGAACCCGATCCCATGACCACACCCAAGTCGAAGACCCGCAAGCCGAAGGACGTTGCCCCGCCGGCCGTCCAGTTCGGCACGAGAAGCGACGATGTCCGGGCACTCCAGACATTCCTCCGCGACCACGGGTACCAGATACCCGAAACCGACGGCAGCTTCGAGAACTACACCCGCAACGCCGTCGCCATGTTCCGCGAGGCCAACGGCCTCGGCCTGAGCGGCGACTGGGACGAGCGCACTGTGGCGGCGACCACTGACCTACTAGCACAGGGGAATGTGGTAGCCTTCACCGAGTGAAGGTCTTCTGTCTTCTGAACAACGCGCCGCCCCAGGCGCGAATCGGAGGCATGATCGCCACCCACCAGTTCCTCCGGGGACTCGTCGAAGCAGGCCATGACCTGAAGGCGATCATCGAGCAGCCGAACGCCGACTACCTCTTCGAGGGCGTCCACTACCAGTCCGAGGACCCGTTCACCGCCCTCTACATCGCCGACTGTGACGTCGTCCTGTCG